AAATTCTTGAAATAAATTCACTTTGTGTTCATCAAGAATTTTTTGATCTACAAGAGTATTGATTCTCTTGTATGTTTTTTTTGCTGCCTGTTCTTTTAGAATTCCACCATCCCAACACCATTCCTTACCTTCCATAATGCCCTGAACAAATGCATCAGGTGCAGATGGGTCAGCAACAAGATCAGCAGCAGTTGCAAGCATAAAGTCTTCACCAACAATTTTATGTCCTTCATTTGTTTGGAGCAATGAACCAACACCACGAGAAGAAACTCCAAGAGTTACACCTTCGCCAATCAGTGATTGTGCAATTTTGCCCATTGGTGTAGATAAAAGTTGTGCTCTTCCCTTAAAATTATTTCCTTCACGAACAAGTGAAGTAATCATATGAGAAACACGATCCAAATTTACAGTTGGTCCATCAGGATGCCCAAGTTCACCAAGAGCACGACCTTTTTGAACAAATGTTTCATTATATCTGTTCACTTCACGTTCTAAAATATGGATTGGGTATTCTCTATTGTTACGATTTTTAACACCACCTTGAAGAAATGTTCCTTCAATAAACATTTTTTTGGAAGCACCCCTTCCTTCAGTGATGAAATTGACTTTTTGTACTTCTTCTGTGATGAGTTTCATTTTAGGTTACTGATGCGGTTTGGACTTCTGCAATACTTACAGTTGTTGCTGCGGGAGAAAAAACAGAAACTTTTACACTTCTAGATATAATTGCATTTGTGACTGCAATTCCAGTTACAGTGGAACTATTCCAACCTAGTGTAATTGATGATGCATTTGACGCAGTAACTTGTGTATGTGATGTATTTACTCCAGCGGGAGAACCACCAGAGATTGTTACATAATCACCCACTATAAATGGATTTCCGTTATTTTCACCAAATTCGACAACTGTTGTTGCTCCTGTAGTAATTCCTGAAATTCTTTGTCTTGCAACTCTTTGTTTCAAAACATCAGCACTATTTGGAACAATCATAAAATCATTTGCAGTTGCTACTGGATTTTCAGAAATCTGAATATAAGCAGCAGTTGACCCACAAGAAACACGAAGATATCCAGATTGAAGAGAAATTGCATTAGATGTTGTTGTTGCTGCAGCAGAAACACTAACAGCATTAACTGTTTGTACAATTCTAAAAGCCATTAGACTTCTTCCTCATCTTCTTCGTATTCGTCATCACCTTCTTCATATGTCTCCGAATCCTCTTCACCAAAAAGACTAGAAGCAACATAAGGTTTTGCGTCTTCTACTCTTCCGGCACTTTTTGCAAACAGAATATCTTTAATTCTGTCTGCAATTTGTGAAGGGGAATCATCAGTAACAATCATATCTACTAAATCTTCCATATTTTTATAATGTATAATAACTAAGAACTATTTATATCTCTCCACCTTTCGGCATTTCAATTTCTGCTGCTTTTCCTTGTTTTTCTAAATCTGGTTCCATTATTGGTTGCCCTAAATTCATTTCGTTGGGAGAAGATTGCATCGGCATTCCAGTAGTTGGGTCAATTGGTTGATTTGGATCTGGAATAATTCCTTCTTTAATTTCTTTTTGAATTTGAGCATCAATTTCTTTCATTTGTCCATCAGATTGCTTTAATACTTTTGATCTGATGTATTGTGCTGAAAAGTATTTACCAATATAAGGTTCCATTGCAGCAACAACCCCAAGTTGATCATTGCGAAGTTCATTTTCTTTTAGATCCGAAAAATGATTATCATAAACATAATCATATTGAATATGCTCTCTCAAAACTTCCCAATCTTGTAGTGTAACTATATTTTTCAAAATCAATTGTGTTTTTAGCATATCATTAAAGACTTCTGAAAATCTTTTTCTAAGTCTTCCTACAAATCTAGTAAATTTAAGTTCATCTCTTAAAATTTCAGATGAACGGCCAAGATTGAAACCACCACCACCAACATCGATTCGACTTGAAGGTACATTTAACGATTTGTAAAGTTTCTTTTGAAAATATTCAATATCAGCAAGTTCTCCAAGATTTTGTCCGCCTGGAAGTGTAGTAATTTCAGTTCCTCTTCCACCCTCTCTTCGTGGTAACCAGAAATCTTCCAACATAGCCATATATTTGCGATCATCTTTAATCTCTCCTGTATCTGCATTATAAACTAACTTATTTCGATAACGATTCATCACATCACGAAGATATTGTTCTGCTTTAATTTTTGGAAGATTGCCGACATCAATATAAAATATTCTTCTTTCTGGTGCTCTAGAAAGTCTATAAATCACAAGGCTATCTTCAATCATTCTCAATTGATTGAGTGCTTTAATTGATTTATGAAGATAAGATAAAATAGTTTGCTTATTTCGATCTACAAGACCTGATGTTACATAGGTAATAGCATCTTTTGCAATTTTTACACTTTTTGCATCATTGCGAAAAGAGATTGATCCACTTGATCCAATAGAAGAATTTGGATCATAAAGATAATATTCTTCTATTTTTGGTGCTTGATGAATATCTATTGGTTCGTTACTTCTACTTGATGATGCTGGAAAATTTGCATTTTGTCCAGTTTGTTCTGCCTTACGAATAAAACGAATTTTAATTGGATCAATATATCTAATTTCTTGAATTCCAGCAGAAGGATTTTTTAAGTCAATTACTTTATGGTAAAAAATCTTTCCATCTACGTACCAATTTCTAAAAATTTCGTGTGCTTTTCTATCAAAATCCATAATTTCTTTAATGGATTTAAATTCATCACGAATAATTTGTTTTAATTTGTCTGATGCTGGAAGATTTGAAAGTTCGATTTCTACTGGTGAATCATTCAAATCTGATACAATAGCTTCATTTACGACATCTTCAATCGCACTATCACATTCTGGGTGTAAAGCCATTTCACGATATCTTTTTACAAGATCTTGTTCATTCTTATAAACACCTTCAATATCTACATATTGCCCATAAAAACCACTTTGAATGTAATAATCAGATTTATCTTCTTCATTAGGAGGAACTGGAGAAACAAGTTTTTTTGACTTATCTACTCCAGTATCTTGTATTTTGAACCCAAACAACTTAGACATCAATAAAATAAAATAGTTTCTACTATTTATGGTGTTGTTTGTTTCGATGTGCCAAGTTGAGAAGTACCAGTATTATCAAGAGCATCCCACCATTGGACTTGCAAATCTACTGTAAATTCTTCAATTGTATCTGAAGAATCATAAGAAACATCAATTGCACTTATAGCAGTTGGAAATACCCCATAAAATTTATACTGTTTTAGTATAGGTATTTGAGTATCAGTTGTTGGAGTTGAACCGGTAAGGTTTGCTCTTCCAAGTTGATATATAATTGCATCTTGTTGATAAGTATTCGGATCAATTTTTCCAGCAGCATCTTCGTTTTTATTCATATAATTGATCCATCTTTCGAAAGCATTTCGAATGTGGAAATCGTTATCATTAATTACAGTAATCGTCCAAGGATCAAATGTGCGATCACCAGCAATTTTAAGATTTCTTCCTCTAAATGGAATATCAATAATACCCAAAGTAGATGCAGGAAGATTTGCTGCTTTAATTAAAAATCTAGTTTTATCTGAAAGATCGCTTTGATTTCCAGTATGAGTCGCACTATAAACCTCAGAAGGAAAAGTAATTTCGCATTCAAATAAATTAGATCTTACTCCTCCCCCAGACATTCTACTTTTGAACTCATTTAAAGTTCTACTATTTGGGGTTTGGGATCCGCCAGTAAAAGAATTGGAGTTAGTAGCCATTTTTTGTTACCTCTTTGTGTTAAACTGTGCCTACGACTTCTTCAAAACTTACACCTGTGCGAGTAGCAACAAATGTAAGACCGATGAAGTTGATAGATCTTGCTGGTTTTACGAAAATATCAGCTCTAAATTGATTTGCATCAATTATGTCTGGAGTATTATTTGTCTCATCACAGATAACTAAGAAGTCACTCATTCCTCTTTTTGCTTTTACATCACGAAGATAAGGTTCGACAATATTGATAAAATTGGATCTAGTAATTACATCATTAAACTCAAATAGTTGTGCTCTTGCTGCTCTTTCGATTGTTTCTTCGAGCGTAAGGAATAAACGACGAACATTAATTCTATCAAATGCAGAAGCATAAGATAAAGCAGTTTTGTCACCAAAAAGAATAATTCCAGAACCAGGTGAATAGATAATTGGATTAATTCTTTTTGGATATAGAAGGTCTCTTTGACCTTGTGATGGATTGTATGCAAGTTTCACAGCATTACTAATTGCTCCTCTTGAAGAACCAGCAGGAGAGAACCACGGGAATTGGTTGATTGATGTTCTAGCCATCAATCCAGCAACATCTGCATTGCAAGGTATGTATCTAAATGTATTATTGAAGCGATCAAATGTATACTTATATCCAGTATCAAAAACTGCATAGGAACTTGATATTATGGGATCAAAGAAATTAATAATATTTGTAGTTTGTGTATCGGTGCTTGTGATGTTCAATACTCCAGATTTGTATGGAGAAATAACAGCTATACAATCTTTTCTTTCTTCGGCAATTGAAATTAAAGTATTTGCTTTTGACTGTGCTTCAAAAATTGAAGCACCACTAGATGGACCATTAATCAGAAAATTGATTGAATACTCAGCAGGATTTCTGAAAATTTCATAAGATGAAATAATATCTCCAAATGTCGGTGCCATTCCCCCAGTTGAACTATAATCAACACCACCAGTTAAATTGTAAGTTACATTTCCAATTCCTGCAAATGAAGTGCTTTGGGCATTAGTGCCCCAGTTTCCCGTACTTGTATTGGTATAACCAGTATATGTTGTAAAATCAGTAGCAGAACCAGTAGGAGCAAATCCGGCATAAATGTAATTTGATACATCTGCAATTAAATCTTTATAATATACAACTTCTGATGGAGATATTTTGCCATCTAATGCCTTAGAAAGGTGTGTATATTTTTCAAGAATATTTCCTGAAATCCCGGTCACGCTACCAGTATCATCGACAACTAATACGTGAATTTCATCATTTTTTGAATTTCTTTCTGATGCATATTGGGAAGTAGATGGTTTTTCGGCAATTGATTTCCAGTATATTGTAGAATTAGTTAATCCTAATGTTTGCAAATTATACCAATCAGAAACAGTAATCGCAGCAGAACCACTTGATGCAAAGTTAAATGCAGTCCCTGCTGGAACTAATGAAACAAATTGAACGTTTGTTCCCACTCCTGCCGAAGCAGAATTTATCAAAATTGTATTTTGTGTGCCACCATTAACAGTTGTAGTCCCAAGACCAACAATTGTAGAAGTGTTTACTATTCCTGCAGTAATTGTTCTAATTTGATTTCCAACAGTTACCCCAGAAGTTGGAAGATTTTGAGTAAGAGATACGGGATTAATAACAGTAGAACCAGATCCTACTGAACCAAAAAATCTATTTGCTTCAACCGATGTAGTAACTCCCGAAGTAGTTTTGAAAAAATAAGAACCAGATTGAGAAGGAAAAGAATTAATACTATTTTGTGAATATGATACGTTAGTTGATAAACCAGATGAATTATCGTATCTATCAGTAACCTTTACATCAACGTTTTGGTTGCCAATTTTTGTAACAATTCCTCTTAAATATCCAGTAAAATTTGAAGCAGATCCAACTCCAGCAAGAGAAGTATTAACCCCAACGGTTACACCAAAACCAACCGATAACCCAAAAGTACCAATTGCAACTCTTTGATCTGCGGCAGAGTCAATTACACATACTTTTAAATTATTTGCCCAAGAACCTGGATTTTTTGCTCCATAATACCAAGTTGACCCGGTAGAATAATTATTTGTATAATCTTCATAAGATTTAATTTTAAGAGTAACGGAATCAGCTGAAACGCCAGCATTTGAATTGTTCAAATTTGATCCATCAGTTCTAACTACTCTTAGAATACCACCATATGAAAGATAAGATGAAGCACTCATCCAATATTCGTATTGCGAATCGGTAGATAATGGTTTTCCGAAATATTTCAACAAATCCTGTTCTGTTTCAATTAAAATTGGATAATCTACTGGACCTTGAGAAAAAGGACCAACAATTGCACCAGTTTGATCATTTACGCCATCAATTCTTCCAATAGTTAAATCGACTTCCCTTACCCTTACGCCCGGAGATACTAAATTTACCGCCATGTCTTTCCCTCTGAAGAAATTTCATTTTGTCTAAAAGTATTTATAAATTACCAATTTTATCTGTACTCCCACATATATGAGACATCACCATATTCATCGGTGTGCCATCTGTCCCCATCATTATCTACAAAAGAAGTTTCTTCATTTAGGCCATCAGTAATAAATCCAAATGGAGACATATCTTGTTCTATTTGTTCTTTTTGATCTTCGTATATTCTTTTTCGAACATCATTCTCTGTCATTTCTTTAAAATAATCTTGAACAACTAACCAAGAAAAAATTACTAAACACATTACCAAATCATCATTGCATCCTTCTTCTGCTTCAAATGATTGATTTTTTTGAATAAAAGTAGTAAGTTCACTAATAATTTCATAGTCATTAAAAATAAGTTTATCGTCTTCAATAATTGTTTTTAGATTTGAACAACCAACTCTTTTAACTGTTTTTGACATCTTTACGCCAAGTTGTGTTTTCTTTCCAGAAAATCCTTGCCCAACAAGTTGCCCTGCTCTTCCTCTCATTGCACACATTAAAATATTATCATACTCTAAATCAAAATGAAGAATACTCGTAACTTGTTCTCCAATATCATTTACTTCTGCTAACACAAATGATTTATTATATGCTTTTGCTACATCTAAAATTATATTTGGAAATAACATTGGTTTAATTTCATTATTCCTATATTTTGCTACTATTTTATAAGGAAAGGTTGATATATCAAAAACAACAAATGCCGAATAATCGTTATTCAATCCTCTCGAAACGTCCACTGTCATTATATAAGTATGCTCGTCTTTCGGTTTTTCGTATACATCTAACCCCCCACTTCTTTTGATTGGTTCATCATAAACCAAAGTTTTTATTTTTGATGGATTGATTAATGTTCCAATAGAACCCAAGAACTCGCATTCAAACTCAACTTGAAACTGTTGTTCGCTTGTGTTTTCTATTGTTTGTTTTTTCCATACCTGATCTCTACCAGGAACTTCACTCCAATGAACTTCGGTAGGAATGTATTGATTTTTTGATCTTTCAGCATCATGCCAAATTTTATAAAAATGATTCATTCCGTGAGGAGTAGAAACAATAATTAATTTGGTAGATTGTCCAGAAGATATGGTAGGATAAACAGAACTGAAAAAATCTTCAGCAATATGGTTAGGAACGAATGCAAATTCGTCCAAAAAGATGATATTATAAGAACCACCACGCACCGCAGAGGCAGACGTAGAGGCAGCAAGAATCTTTGAACCATTCTCTAGTTCTAATGAACCCCTATTCCATATTAAAACCCCCTGCTGCATCCATTTAGGTAGGTTTTCGTATGCTAATTGAAGTCTTCCAAGAAGGTCTCTAGCAGTAGACGCTTTATTAGCAAGAATCGCAATATTGACATTATCATTAAATAGTGCGTAATGAAGCAAATAAGAAACGACAGTGGTAGATTTACCAGACTGTCTTGGCATTTTGCATACGTTAAATCTGTGATCATGGAAATTCTTAATAAGTTTTTCTTGAAACTTGTACATATTAAAAGGCACAAGACCGTGATCAAGTGAAACAATTTTTATGTAGTTTTTCGCAAAATACACAGGATCTTTTTTACATTTTATAAATTGCTCAATTTGATCCTTGGTAAACTCTATTGGCGTATTCGCCTTTTTTAATAGAGGATTACCCAGATATTGGTCGTTACTCATTATTTATTCACCCTTAAACTGCCCTAAACCAATACAACTTAATGTCTCTTGTTGTTTAAAATATAACTTCACATAACACTTACAAATGTTTTTAAGTGACTCAATATCTTTACATTCATTCAAATCCCTTGAAATTTTTTCGTATTCAAATATTTTAGTTAGATTTGTCAGTTCAATAAGATTTGGGTCCATTTGGTTCTCCTGTAAATAATAATGGTTTGTTTGGATCATTTGCTGAAGGATTAAATGCTAATACAATTGCATTTGGATAAACTTTTCTAATTTCTCTTGTTACTTCCGTTTTTGTTGGTCTGGTAAATTGTTGGAAAAACATTTGAGTTGTTATATATTTTCCTCTCCAATTTATTAGTATAGTATATGTAGATCCACGAGTTTGTATTCTTAAATAGTTTTCGTCTATATTTGTTTCCTCATTTGCGGGATATGGCATTGTTATATTATAATCTTTTTTTGAACTAATTATCTCTGCTGGTAAAGAAAACATATCCCAATATCTTGAACCGTATTTGCATTCACTTCTTCTTTCGAGTTTTTCACATTTTGGGCAATATCTATCTGCTCTTTCTCGAATTGGAGTATGCCAATCACCATCAAGCGAATTGGTACTTTCGGATTTTGTTCCCCAATTAGCAGCACCAACTTTACGGCATTTTACGAGAGCCCCCGAGGCATAGGCAGAAGGCCAGACAGAATATCTTGATTTTACTTTAGTATAACAAGCATCTTTGGTTCCACTACCTTTAGTTTTTGTATCCGATTCTTCCTTTACATCAGTAGCAACATAAGTTGGTTTTGCTGCACCAGATTTTGATTGTTGTCCTGGATCTGCCAATTTCTTTCTTCTTGCTGCGGATTTTCTTTCTGTATCAGTCATACTTGCTCTTTTTGAGGATGAAACGCACTTGGGAGTTCCTTCTCCTGGTTCATCACTTGCACAAGTTCCGCCAGTTACTACATTTACCCAACCAGACTTTCCGTCCTTTGATTTGGACTTACCAAACCAATCACGAAGACCTTCTTCGTTGCAATTATTTTTTTTTTCCTCAACAAATACCTCACTTTCGAAATCATAAGAATTTTGGAGACCCATTTGTTTTCTTATTTCGGGAGGTTGGTTTCTATAATTAACTTTATCATCATATTTTTTAGCAATATTAGCAACTGCACCTAAAACTGGTACATCTTTAAGTCCTTGAGCCATTGCACCAGAAGCAGTGGTTGGTGGAGGTGTTGGTTTTTCTGCAGGTTTTGTAGTTGAAGTTATGTCAGGTTTTTTAAAAAAATTTGGACGTGGTTTTTCTGGAGTTTTAGAAACACTTGTATATCCAAACTCAGGATTTCCTTCTTTTGGTTTCAATACACTAGGAGCACTTTTAGTAGCATTATATCTTTGAACTTGTGTAGAAGAATACTCGGTATTATTAGGATTATATTGATTGGGTTTTTTTACACCTCCAGTAGAAGGAGATACAATATTTTGACTAAATGGTACAGTCACTCCTAATACTTTTTTTTGCACATATGGTACACCACCAGACGGTGCCATTACAGTACCAGTTCCTGGAAGAGAAACCTCATCAATCTGATCACCTTCTGGTTCATAAGATGCCATTTGAACCTTTGATTTGTTTGGAGTATTTGTTGCTAACGGTGTTTTGTATCGTACTGGATATTTAATTCCTGCAGCTCCTCGATTAGGTCCAATAATAATTGGTGCCCCTGGATTATCTTCAGGTGGATAATACGATTTAACAGGACTACTAGGTCCTTGATTTTGTTCTTCTATTTTATTATCTTGACTATCTAAATAATCTGCTGCAGTATCAATATAATCTGCTGCCTTCGTAATCTTTGACTGCACCCAGGCTTCAATATTTCCTTCACCTTTTAATTTTTGCATCAATCTATTAATTGCACTTTGAATTACTTTAATTTCACTTCTAGCCATTGAATGTTCGTGATCTTCGGACAAAATATAATCACACATCATCATATCTGTCGTAAATCTCCAATTTTTAAAAGTACTATTTTTCATTTTATTTTTTGCTTTCTATTATTTAGAAATATCTTCTGCATTTAAACCATTTTTAAGAAGTTTTTGAAGTTCTGCAGTAGAACCAATAAAGAGTGCATTTGTAACATTCTTTGGTCCAGATTTTTCTTCTTTTTTAAGTTCTTTTACTTTTTGATGTATATCCATTAGTTTATCAGTAGAATCAGCAACACTTTTAATCAACTGCCCAAAAACTTCATATGCCCTTGGTTGTTGTCCATCTTGAGCAAGTTCCAAAAGACTTGTTGCTGCTTCTTGTCCTTTTTCGATTAAATTATAAAGAGTCCCACGAATATAATCATAATCTAATTCGGAGTGATCTTTACTTTGAATGCTTCTTATTTCTTTTTTTGATTCTTTAATAATTTCTTTTGCCGTAATTGTTGCTTTAATTTCTAAAGACTCATCTATCTTATCAAAATTATTTTTCATACATCAATACCTTTAGTTGGACTATAAATTTTTCCGTCACCATAGTCATAACGATATTCACTAAATCCAAAATCATCATCCTGTTCGATTAAAGCATCATCTGCATTATTAATAATATTTACAACAGTACCAGAAGTATGTGATACGATTTCGGTTTCATCTTGTCCCCTATTAACTGTGATTGTGTTTCCAGATATTTCTTTAATATACATTTCTTCATTATCAATTTCAATATATTCATTTACAGTAAGTGATGCTGCATTACTCACATCAAATTTAGTAATTTTATCATCTATATGTTCTGCTAGTGAAGTTGTATTATCATCGGTGTAATCTTGTATTGCTCTTGGTTCAGCAACATAACGAAGTTGTCTAGAAGCATTTTTTCTGTTTGTGTCTGTATAATAATCGACTTGTACTTTTTTGATAAGACCTTCAGTAGAATCAGGTAATGGTCCAAATAGATACGTTTTTGCTGTAAAATTTAAATCATAAATTATAATTCTTTTTTCGTCATATCCACTTTCGTAATTATCTTTGAAATTTATATTTCCAAGAACTATTGGAATATCACGTTTTTCACCTATAGAAGATACCAAATCAATTGTTAAATTAAAAGATGGCTGAAAGTATGGGAGAATTTGTTCTACAATTTGAAGAGCATCATCATTATATTGAGTCATAATTGAAAGTTGTATGCCCAAATTATAAGGAACAGGCATAAACAATCTATTTACTACTTTATCATCTGTGAGACTTTTTGATTTAAATGTTTGCATAGTAGAAATTTTTCTACTATTATCATATTGAATACTATTCATTTCAAATGCAAGTCTTGGGAGAATTATAGCAACTCTTTTTCTCAAATCTGGTTTTTGCTCTAATCTTGCTAAAAACTTTTCAGTAGGACCATATGCAATTGGAACTTTTATAGTGCTAAAATCGCTATCATCTTGTTTTTTGTGTTTGATATTAATATCATTAAATAAAGTACCAAAGGCAATAATTGTCTTACGAATTATTTCGTGATAGTAGTATTGGCCTAACATAATAATACCTTTTATTAATTATTTAGATTTAATAATCCCCAAAAGGGTTTCTTTCACTAAAATCTAAAATTTCATCTGCTTCATTTTCTATTGGTATATTGTCTGCATAATCATCATATTCATCTTGAGTATTGATTGAAAGAATTCTATAATTTGCATTTGACCCTCCACTTGTTGTTCCCATACCAACTACAGATTCTCCCCGAATAAAACTTCCATTTAAAGTTTTGACTTGAAGTATTCTTGTATCATAATCCCAATTATTTACATAAGCAGTAGTTCCTGTTGAAACTCCTCTTACTATTTCGTTGAATATATAATTGCCCGTAGATACACCAACAGGTGAAGATATTGTAACTACTGGTGGCTGTGTATAACCTGCCCCAGCATTAGTATAACGAATTGAAGTTACAATACCAGAAGAATTAATAAATGCTTGTGCAGTTGCATTTGTTCCACCAACAGGTGCAGTACTTATTGCGACAATAGGTGCAGTAGAATAACCAACACCACCATCAATTAAATTTATTGGACCCAAAGAACCAGAAGATATAATTGCTGTTGCTATTCCTCCAGAACCACTACTACTTATAATACTAACAGTGGGTGCAATTGTATATCCAATACCTGGATTTATAACTAAAATTTTATCAATTGAACTTCCAGTTTGACTGGAACGACTCGTCATTATTGCAACTGCTGTCGCATTTATACCTCCAGAAGAAGCAGTACTTATTGCAACAATCGGAACAGAAAGATAACCAGTCCCATCATTAATTAAATCTATTCTTGATACAGAACTACCACCGAGATTAACTGCAAGTTCTGCAGTTGCAGATGTTGATGTTGCGCCCAAACCGACCATAATAAGTTTTACGATATATCCAAAATCTTTTACTGACTCGTCAACTTCATTAATACTTGTATTAATTACATCATCTGCTTCATAATCCATCACTTCGCATCTTAATTCGTAAACGTATAAATTATTTAATTGATAAAATGGTTTTTTTCCTTCTACATATTTGATTTCAAAAATTGTATTATCTAATGGAAGATAAATCAAATCTCCCTCTTGAGGTCTGGATGATAATTCAATTTGTGTATTTAAAGAAATAAATGGACCAATAAAATCTTCATACCTTTCTTTTGAAATTATAAATGTAACTTCATCAGTAGTTTTTACTCCAAATTTTGATAGAATGTCTCCTTGACCTCCAAATCCCTCATAATTGACTAAATATGCTTCAATTCTGAATGAATCATCAAATTTTGATGATGTTATTTCCTTTAATATTGTATTTTTATTGATAATATTTCTTGGAATGTATACTACATCTTGCCCATACATTCTCAATTGTTCATTAATCAAATCTTGTACTAATCTTTGTTCACTAGAAGAACCCTGCAAAAAATATGGATTAAGTGGAGACATAATATTATCCTATCATATCCATTGGAGGCAATTCGTATTCCGTTTTAAGTTGATTTTCTGCTTCTTCTATTTCTTTAACTGCATCATCAAAAAGCTGTCTTCCATTAAGTTGCACACCACCAGGAAGCAATACGCCTTGGAATTTAATCATATTCTGTCCCCACTGCCTTTTGATTAGTGCAGTTAAATATTTTTTTAACCACCAATCATTATAAACACTTGATGCATCTGCGGGATTTACCATTCTATAACAATCCAATATAAGATAATTATTTGGACTCATTTGACTCCAATCAATATCCAAATATAATCTATGATTTTTTTTATTAAAACGAATTTGAATATCGGGTGTGATTAATCTACTTAAATCTTCCAAATATGTCTTAACCATTGCATAATTTAAAAGATCTAATGCTCCGTAATAATACAAATCGTTTAGAAATAATTGATATTTAATATTAAATAAACCACTTGATATTGTACTTGAATCTATTTTAAATACGTTATTTACACCGATTACGTGATCTGGAAGTTTTATGAAATTATTGGTTTCTGTATAAGAAAGAGTAGCAATTCCAACAGTAGATGTGGCAGTTGTAGTGGTGACACCTGTCCTTATTGAATTTAATTCATTTTCTGATAGTTTATGTTTTAAAAATACTTTTTCAATTCCATCATAATGTCTTTCATTAAAATACTGAATTGCATCATCCACCAAATCATCAATTTGGTCATCATCTACATTAATTTCTACGACTGGATATCCAAGTTTTCTTAAAGAATAATCAATTAATCCTTGACGGGATGATGGTTGAGTCATTGTTGAATTCCTGCCTCTTCGTATTTATCTTCTGGTTTTATTTTTCTTTTTGATTTTAATATTTCATCATTATGTTGTTGCAATTCAAGATTTGTTGTTAATAAAATATTTTTTTGATCTTCAAAATCTTTTGTTAATGATTGTAATTTTGCCTCTAATAAAATATTTTGATTCGTTAATGCTGAAATTTTTTGATGATACAGATTAACTAAAATATTCACATCAACTTCACTATTCATAATTAGAATGTCCCTCCGTCCAAAGTATCAGTCCACATTGGTTTATTTGTATATATTGTTGTTACTGTTCCTGGTATTATTGAAATATTTGCACCATTTACCTTCAAATCATTTGTAGTGTCAAATGTTCCCTGGACACCAATTAATGTAATTGTTGTTCCAGAAACAGTAGTTTTAACCACACCATATGCCCCACTATTATTGACTTGTGTTACTTGATCACCAGCTGTTACTGATGTAGATGATGGAAGAGATAAATTAATTTCAGTAACAGCAGTTAAAATTTGAGTAGAAGTTCTGGTGCTTGATGCTGTGGATGGATTATTAGTAGAAGTTTGAAGTCCATCATTATCAAAGAATACAACACCGTGAGTATTAAAATCACCAGTTTGATAATAAATTCCTTTAATATCTAAATAACCTCTGGTTCCGGTTATAACATTATTTGAATTTGTTGCATCTGGTACATAGGTCCAAGATCTTACTGGTGCAGCACTTCCACTATTAGTTGTATCGTGATAACCAAAAAATCCTGTTTTATTATTTGCAGTTCCTACACCGGTATTATAATCAAAAGAAATACCTCTATCGGTATTTGTATCATAAGCGTGTATTACTGTTAATTGTGATGTTGTACTAATTCCGGAACTTGTAGTTCCAGTAATTGTAATAATCTTTGTGGATGTATTATATGCTGTAATCGTAGTCAGTCCACTATTTGGTAAAGCAGCATTACCAGTAATAATATCACCAGTATTAATACCAACAACAGAATCCAAAGAAATTGTAGATACGCCAGATGCAACTGTTGCAACTACGGTTCTTACACTTGTAACTTCGCCAAGTGATAGAATTGCATCATTTACAGTAACATTACTTGAATTTACTGTAGTTGTGGTTCCATCAACTTGAAGATCGCCTTTAATAACGACCATTCCTTCATTACTTAATCCATCAGGATATGGATCAATGTATAATATATTTCCGCCACCAGATCTAGTTGAAATTACATTTGAACTAATTCCAATATTATCAATCGTAACCCCACCAGTATTGGTAAGAGGTCCGGTATGATTAATCGAACCTGTGATGGTTACAACATCGCCTGAGGCGTTTCCTAGAGTTGTATTACCATCAACTTGAAGGTTTCCTGTGAGTGTTAAATTTGAACCAGATTGATTTCCTGTTACATTTAAAATTCCGCCAATATAAACATTACTTACAATTCCAACACCACCGGCAACTCTTAATGCACCAGATGTTGTAGTTGTTGCATTTGTAGTTGCGGCAATCGAAACAAAAGAAGTGTTTGGAGTGCTTTGAAAATTAACACTTGTTGCAGAAGATGTTGCACCAAGATTTAGTGTGGTCGCATTTGGAACACTTAAAGTCGCATTACGAATGGTTGCAATACCTGTCGTAGCACCAATTACAATACTAGTACCAGCACCAAAGGCATTAACTGTTGTTGCATTTGCATTTAGTAAATTAAATGCTGTTAGATTTGTGGTTATATCTCCACCATCAACATTTAAATCTAAATCAATATCTACATTTCCACCAACATTTAGATGAGTAGCAAAACCAACACCACCAGCAACTGTAAGAGCTCCGGTCGTAGGAGTTGTTGAAGCAGTAGTATCGCTAATGCTAATTGCAACATTATTTGCAAAATTCCAATCAGCACCTTCAATTTCAAATCTATCGTCGGTTAATTCATCATATCTTAATTTTACATCTTTACTAGTTCCAAATGTTAAATATGTGTCGTCTGGGATTACAATTTCACCAGTTCCATTTGGATCTAAATTTATATCCCCATCTACGTTTGTAGATGAAATTGTATTTAAATCAATCGTAATATTATCTACGTTCCACTGATTGACTTTACGATTACTGTCAAGGATAGCAACAAATCCATTTGCCGCAGTTGTTGGATTTGATTGACCCGCAACTAATCCAGGAGCAATGCTTAAAAGGTCTGTATAGTATCTACCACCAACTACTAGTGGGTTGGATGAGTTGTCTCCTACAAATAATCTACCACCACTATTGCCATGCGTTCCAACCCCAATTGTAAGACCAAGTTCCCCATAATTAAGAGTTGCCGGAGCAATTGTTCCTGTGGACCTTTTAACTCTAATTATACTTGCCATTAAAAGTTACCTCCGTTGATGTCCAAATTTTGGGTATTGCCTGGTGTTAAATTTAAAGTTGCTTCCCACTTAGATATTGTAGAATTATATACTATGACCATCCCATTCAATAATCCGCCCGATATATCAACATCATCCAATCCAGCTAAAGTTCCAGTTGTACCGGAAAGAGAAGATATAACTTTAATAGCATTTTGAGAACCAACTCTGACTTTTATGTCTGCCATTTTTATTATCCTGTGGTAATTCCAGCAGTAACAAGTGCGCTACCTTCAACGACTCTAGTTTTTACTGATCCGTTATTTAATAATATATCATAACAATATCTTCCTGGTTTTAACCCTGAGGTTATTGTTGAACCCAAAGATATTGTCAATGATCCATTACTTGGACCAGGAAAGGAAATAATAAATGTGGCAGCAGTAGAACTAGATGAGGGATGCTTCTTCATTTTTGAAGTAGCAGTATATCCAGTCAAATTTAATGGTGTATTCGAAGTAGTCTCAAGATAAAATGTCTGATTAAAATCAGATCCAACATCAATTACTATGTTACTAACATATGCTGCCATTGAATGTAAATATACTACTTTCTAATATATTTATCATTTAGATAATATTAATTTCTTTAATAAATCTTTTATTTCGTCAATATCATTTTTAATCTTTATTACATCTTCTTCTATTTGTTTTGATTTTCCAATTTCTTTCATTTTATCTTCTTTTGCTTTTAGATATTTTTGATAGTCAAGACTTGAGCAATTAATAATTGCATTAGTTTTTTCGTCCCTAAACAAAAAATTATGATCTTTTACTGGTATCATGATTTTGATGCAATAACTCTCAAATCTTTAATTCTTGGATATAATGCTTGATTTGTTCCAGACATTAAAATTTTAATTTGAAAACCATTAAATAATGGAAGATTATCTGCACTAAATTCATAACTTCCAAAATCTGAAATATTCGTGGAAGGAATTACAAATTTGTCAGATCTTCCGCTGTTATTTTTTGGATCAATTACAAAATCATTATTGTCTAAATTATCATATCCGGGAAATAAATCAAAAAGTTGTTGTTGGGATGCAGAATCTGATCTTAACAATCTATACATAACTCTTATGTCGCTTGTATTATCTCTATAAGCATCAAATAAAACTTTTAGGCTATCAGATGATTGTTTTAGATTGATTGTTTTAGAAACATAGATTGCAGCGTGAGGGTCATCAAATAAACTATTTACTCTTGAATCTGTAGCATAATTTGTGACTGGTTTATTCAATCTAGTCATCACAGTAATCACATTAACTCTATCAAGATCGATCATTGGTGATACTTTTGGGTCACCAGTAGAAAATTGAAGTTCAAGTGTAAATGATTTACTTCCAGGATAACTAGAAAGATATTCTAATTCATTTACTCTTGATGCAATAATTCTTGGGGACGATAATACATAATCAGATGTCAAAGAAACATCTTCAAAACCTTGATCGACATATGGTATTGCATTTCCACCAACACTATTTCCAGAAAATGTCCTAATTTTACAACTTATTGATGTTGTAGAAGGCATTAATGTTTGAATATTTGGTTTTATTATGTTAAAAGAAATATTTTGTGTTGCTTTTGGTCCTTTAAAGTTTGAAGTGGTAGGAATAATGGATTGATATGATCCTCCAGATTTTGATTCATTAAAATATAAAGATGGATATCCACCAGGGTTTCCGTTGCTTCTATTTAATCCATCTGCACTTGGGTCTAGTACAATTGTATACTCATCTAGATCTATAGGATCTGAACCAGAAATACTATGTGTTTTATTAATTCTTTTTAAAGAAACACCATTTAATTCATATTTTGATACAATTTCATTCGCAACATACGAACCAGATACTGGACCTCTTATTATACCCGTTAATGTTTTTGTGGATTCATTTACACCAGTATATCCAATAATTTCTTCTTTGATTGAAATATACCCCGTATTTGCAGCACCAACAGGATAATTTTCAAAATTATTAAAGACACTAACATCAGACAATACCATCGCATCAGTTGAAGATGAATTATAATCAGATGCCAATCTTACAGGAGAAACGTCAGATTCAATACCACTTAATGTGACTTTATTTTGGAATGAGTACATTCCGTGATTATTGTGATTTACTTTGAATTTTAATCCAGTCGAAATTGAATTTGATGATGTTGCATTTCCATTAACTATTGTTGTAATTCCTACTGTTGTAGTATATTGAATATATTTTGTAGCATCACTAGTGTCAAGTGTTCCTTGAATATTTCCAATTATTAGAGCATTTACTGAAGTGATAATTCCAGCATTATTTGGAACTGATAATAGAAGATTTTTTCCCAACCCTCCAGTATTTGTTGAAACAATGCTAAGCACATCTCCAATTCCGTAACCAATACCAGAAACAGTAACTGTTGCTGCAATTGCAACACCTCCACTAACTGATAAATTTGCTTTTGCGCCTATACCATTTCCGGTTATAGTAGTCAAATCGACATTTGAATATGTTATTGGACCATTTGTGTATCCAATTCCGGGATTTGTAATCGTCAACGTTCCTGTTGATCCGGTAGAAATTCCACCCAATACACTTATTAAGTTTGAAGAAAAATTAGAATTATTTTTTTGTGTAATTTTGGTTCCTTTTACTAATAAATTTTGATCTGCACTACTAATGCTTGTTCCAATACCGACCAATGTACTATTTGCAAACATTTGAATTGGATTTTGTCTTAAAGAAACAATTTGATTATTTCCTATATCCAAAATTGGATTATAAAATCTTATATTTGAAGAACTTGTTGTAAAATTTGCACGATATAATGTAAATTTCAAATCTTCATATTGACTTGGGTCCCAAGTAGCTCCATTTTGTGATTTAAATAATGATCCTAAAAGTGGTTGCTGCGAAACAATAACTCTTTCTGATTCTGGTTTAAGAAGAGTAGATATATCTGGTTCCCCCATTCTTGAAATCCAAACAGTATATTGGTCAGATGCAGAAAGCAAAACGAGCGAATATGCATTTGCAGTTTCAAGATATACTGGTGACGGAAAAGTAAAGGTTGTTGGTATTGATCCATCTTCTGAAATTAATATTTCATTTGGTTCCAATACAACTTCTCCAAATGGAAGAATTGTTTGTGTTGGTAAACCAGTTGTCATCGTTCTTACTTGAAGAGTTACTGGAATATTATTTGTTGATTTTGATTTAAAGAATATATCACATTTTGTAATATATACACCATTCGAATCAGCAACTTCAAATGATTGTGCTAATGGGTCTACCCATCTAGTATTTGTTACTGTCCTATTTGTAAATGAGGTATCTGCAACAATTCTTGTATCTGTTTCTGTAGTTTCTCGATTGTCTGTTCTCACATTTCTTGAAATGTCTGCATTTCTAATTCTTAATGTTGTTGCTTCAACATTATCTAAAGTACCACTAGATGCAAAATTAGCTTCAGCAGAACTATCAGTAAATCCAGATATTGTGCTGTTTACCTCACTTGTTGTTAACTTGAGTGTTTTTGTTCCAGTTCTAAATGTTGGTGTTGATGGAATTGTTGGATCGGGAATAAACAATGATGCTATAAGTGTACCACTATTATCACTAATTAATCTTAAATCTTTTACATTACATATTGCACCACTAGTTTGTCCAACAAGACGCATTCCGGACACAATTTGCCCATAAAAACCAGAAGAAGATTGAATTTCCAAACTTGCAGTATCAATATTTAAAATTGAAGTTGTTGAGGAATATTGCGAAGAAAGTGAATTTGATGGATTATATGGATCTACTGTATATGTTTGTGTTGGCAAATTATATGGACCATATTTGTGATTTTGAGTTGCTACCCTAAATCTTATTGTTTTTGATCCAAGAGAACCAACAACAACTTCACCAACCGAAAATGACCCATTCGTCATAGTAACTTCCAAAAGTTTAGGAGTTACATACGATGTCATATTAATATTATCAAAAAATGCATAAATTCTAGTATTTGGTTTTAATCTTCTTGCAATAATTTCAATATTTCTTGATCTCATAAATGACAAAACTTCCCTAGATACAACTCTATCTCCTAGATTTGTTGTATCAAATCTTTGCGAAACGCCAAATTGTATTCCTTGCCTACTTTGATTGGTAGTAGTTGTAGTTGTTTCATTTGAGAAATTGGTAAAACTATCTTGGAATGTTTGTGCTGTGGTAATTGGGATTCCAAAGTTTTGGCCATCATTTGTAAATCCACCACTTTGAAATGAGGATTCGGAAAGAAAAGAACTTCCATTTTGAATACTAGCAATTTGTTGCCTTCCGCTCGTTTGTGTACCGGTCCAATTTGTTTCCCAAGATCCCCAATCAGTTGGAGACAAACCAGTGTTTGTATCAACGCCCAATTGTTGAATAAAAGAGTTATAACTACCTTCTATATCTGCTGTTCTTTGTGAATTTCTCGTTTCTATCCACGTATCTGATGATGGATTTAGTTCAATTGCACCAATCCAATTAATAACATTAAATGGATTTATATTTTCAATTCTTGTGGCAAATTTATTTTTTACATATTCTACATCTGAATAATTTAGACATACAATATCTCCAACTCTTTTAATATTTGGGGATCCTAAATCACTCACAAATCTTAAATCCGCATCTGCATTGGATTGAGTGCCAATACCAATTACAGAATCTGATCCAATCAAAAGATCAATACTTGTCGTGTACGGTTGTGGATTCAATTCACCAACAGCAACATCTACACTTGCTCTATATGCTGGATTAGAAATATCACCACCATTATATGATTTAAAATTATCTACAAAAAAACCACATTTAAATCTATCAAGTTGTGTTGTTTTATCTCTGATTGTAAGATTTTGTGTATCACTTTCAAGAAGAGATAGCGAAGTGTAGTATTCCACATTTGACAATCTTTGATCCAAACTTGAAATATCTTTCATTCTGTATCTTTTGTGAGATACTAAATTGGTCTTAACACTAGACACATTGTGCAAATATGCAGGCAAATAAATTGTACCAATTTCTAAAGAAGAATCTAAATTATTTGGAATTTGTGGAGTCAAAGAAGGAACACCTTTATTGACTATAAAGGAACCATCTTTATCCAAAAAGATTTTATCAATTCTTGGCAAATAATAATCATAAGAAAGATTGATATTTTTGGATTTTGCAAAAATATTAGTGGAGGAACTTGTGGTTGAAACAAATATTCGTGAAGAAAACTCAAATGGTGATGTTGAAGAACCACTAAATGGTGTCACTCTTGGCCTACAATCAATTATATCAGAAAGTCTGATACCATCGACCGACTTTAGTTTTCCGTATATGTCTTTGTCGTAAGAATTTACTCCAACAAAATCTCCGGTATCAGAAGAATTTATTGTAAAATGATTATAAATGATTTTAATTTTTTTTATCGGACCTGAAAATTGTGGTTTTCTAATGATTTTAGAAAAATCCAGATAATCTGACCTTTGTCCAGAATCAAAAATATAATTATTTTTAATATTTTTATCTCCGGGAAATGCAAACAATACATTTGCTTGTATATTAGATTCTTGGAAACTTATAGATTCGTTTGTGGCAAATATATTTTCATTTTGATAAACAATATCTACTTGATTTGTTCCATTTGAAGAAATTAAAACAGCAACTGCACCACTTATTTGTCCAATAATTAATTCTCCCTTTACGGAATTTAAAATATTTGAAGATAAATTTGTTAACTGAATAAATGGTAGTGATGGGTCGCCAGTAGTCGAAGATTCAATAATTCCAACAATTTCGGATACATCTGAAATATTTAATGAAATTTCTTTATCCTGCACTCTTGTTCCGTATATTTGACCATATATTAATCCATCATTCAATGCGGTTGATCCAATTCCAGATCCTTGAAGTGATGATTTATTGACAATTATAGAAGAACATCTATTATGTGTTTTTTTCTTTGTTTTTACGTTTATTTTTTTAAATGTAGTAGTCAAAACTGCATTTCCGTTTTGGCTAATATTCTGTAATGTTACAGTTCTTCCACTAGGAACAAGTTTTTGGTCAGTTAGTGATTCTATTACTCCATTACTAAATGCTAAATTGTAATCTTCTTCGTCAAATGGTTCAAGAGTTAAATTTGGGTCACTTTCTAGTAATTGTGATAATCCATTACCACTAATTGTTACATTATAACTTTTTCTAATCACTACATCAGATCCAATTAAATCTAAATTTGATATATTTGATTTATTTAATTTTGTATAAAGACCAATATTTTTTATATTATTTAAAATTTCTAGAGTAACTTTTTTAAAATCATTTGTAGTTATTGTTGAAGATGGCAAACTTCCACTACAAATACCAGAAACAGAAGGAAATGATTTTAATTCAATTACCTTTGCAGTGGTGCTTATTCTGTGTACTTTATTATATGTTGGTACAATTTCACCTTGTTTGGTGTATGAAACTACATCTCCAGTATTGATTCCAACATAAAAATTTGAATTTGAATTTGTTACTGAACTTATTCCTCCAGATGCAACAGAAATTGTAAATTGTGATCCTGAAGGAGACAAAAGAATCGAATTAGAAAGTAGTGGATCTGCTGTAAATGTTACTCCATTACCGACTATTTGATGAACATCTGAAAAATTAAAATCACGAGACGAAGTAATTGTTCGGCCATTATCTATTCCGTTAATTTCAATTTGCTCATCTTTTGCAAAAGAACCAGAAACTTGATATAATGTTAGTTCTTTTGAAGAAGATACAGTGCCAACAAGATATCCTGTCGCTCCACTATTTTTTCCTCGAATATGTGCAGGAACTGTTTGAGATATGGTTGCATTTAAATTTAAAATTGTATAAGTTTGAACATCATATAAAGATATTTCATATTGTGTTGCTGCATTTGTATATTCGGCATTTTTTAATTTTAAATCATATATTCTTGCAACACCTATTTTTAAATCAGATGCAATACCTACAGATACTGTTCTTCCTTGGTGTAAATTTACTAGTGACGACACTCCAAAACCAACGGGAACTGATCCCGAAACGTTATTAACAATAATTTGCCTTCCTAAATTAAAAGGTATTGCTTGATTGTAATCATTAGAAGTAGATCTTGGTTTTTCTACATCAATTATTGTATTATTAATTGTTTCTACTTCATATCCCCTTACATATGCCTTTCCGGGACCAACTGATAGACACAGCAAATTGTCAGAGACTGTATTTCCTTGACTTGTTTTTTGATTTTTTAAATATATTCCATTATTTCCAATTTGATCATTTAAGCATTCCTTTTCCACAATATCAAATGGTTTTACATAATAGTCTCCAGATTCGTCATATGTTCTTCTTGCAAGTTCATCTCTAATTAAATTATAATTTGTCGTTTTTACAAATTTTTGTAAAATTCCATTTTCTAGTCTAAGAAGTTCAATGAAATTTTCATCATTAAATTCATCAATTGATTTTTTAATCAATGAAGTAGATATTTTTAATCTATCTGCACCAGGAGCTGCATAATTCGAAAACCCTTGAGCATTATCAAATAGATCTTTATATTCGTCTGATGCGACGACGATATCTTCATCAATCAATAAACCAACTCTATAAGATGGTTTATTTGTATAATAATCTAGTATAACTGTTTCTGAATTTATTTTTAGGAAAAAACCTCTAATAAAATATATTCCTTCTGCAATTTTTGCGGCAGAACCTACTGCGGTAGAATTTGATATAATCGTTGTAGCAAAAGATGTACCATTCCTAATTGTCGATAAAGAATATGTAATATCCTCTAATGCTATTAAATTTTCTCCATCAACAAAAGTTGCAGTTGAAAAATTAGTATCACTTGAACTTTGGTATTTTATGTATAAAGTATTGTATGTTATATTTGTATCATTATTTGATACATAATTTTCAATTTTTGCCTTTACCCCACTAATTTCTCCTTGAATTAATTTTCCTACAAGATTTTCTAGATATAAAGAAATAGGAAGTCCCAAATGCGTTTCATCAATTTGAACACAGGCATATTCTGAATCATAAGCAATTTGGCCAGGAATTACCATTGCTCCTTCTTTGAAGAAATGATTTCCGAATTTTTCTATTTGATTTTGAAGTATTGTTTGTAATGTTGTTAATTCTCTTGCCTGAACTGGGGAACCCGGTTTAAATAAAACTTTTTGATAATTTTTTGATTCTTCAAAATCATCAAAATACGGAGATACGTTTAAATTAGTTTTTTGGGGCATTTGATTTAAAACTCTAGTATAATTTTAATGTCTTCCTTTTGACTGGATGACCTAGGTATTGGAGATCTATTATCTATGTATATAATCTCTCCGGACTTTTTATTATATTCTGCAGATGCAATACCAGAATTGAAAGTTAATCCAAGTTGGTATGTTCTACCATTAATTGTAGTAGATACGCCACTAAATCCAGAATTGATTGATAATGGTGTTGTCCCATTCATAGATGAACCATATATTGTCAAATTTCCTCCAGTTGCTGGACTTGAAGTAAAGTTTATAAGTTTGTATCCAACAGACGTTGTTGCTAAACCAACCGGTTGATAATATTTTAATACTCCGGTAATATTATCCCAAGACGCAACAAATCCAATTGCAGTGGATCCAACACCAACTGTCTGCGTAATTGTTGAATCTACTGCATAAGTTGTAGCAGTTGTTGCTGATCCGGTAAATTTAAGTGCTTTTAGTCCACTTACTATAGATGTATTTAAAAGCTCTACTTGACTTCCGGTAATTGTTGGGTTTTTTATAATACCAACTCTTGCAAAATCATTTCCAGAAATTATATCTGGGTTTGATTCTAAAGTTTCATATCTAGAATATATAAGAACTCTATATGCACCAAGTTCTCTATAGATATCATATCCATGGCCACCTTTTGGTGGAATAATTACATCAAAAGATGCAAGAGAAGATAATCCTGCGCCAACATTTGACAATGAAGTTGGTATTCCTGGAGCACCTGGTTCAAATTTTACAGTGCCATAAGTATAACCATTTCCACCATCAGTAATATAGACTTCTGATACTTTTCCAAAAGAATCGGTCGTAATTGTCACTTTTCCATCATTACCGTCTCCAAGAATAGGAATGTTGGTGAATGTTGAAGATGTCGGATTGTATGATATTCCTCTTTGTTTAATTATAATAGAATTTATTCTTCCATCCACTGCATTTGCTTTTGTTGAAATACTTTCACCCGAAATTCCCCAATCTTCTGGAACAGGAATATATTCGATTGAATCAAATTTGATAATTTCTGAAGGTTTTATTGTGTATAGATATTTCCAAATATATCCATCACCCGAAGTTCCCGCAGATCTTGGTTCCAAATCAATAAATTCAGGTTTATCATATGAAGGTCTCCCATTTAAATTTTCTGCATCAGATCCATTTTGAAGACAAATATAAACCCTAAGGTCATCGTTGATCACATAATAATTAGATTCATAAAGACTTGATTGTGATGTTATGGGTGTTTTGTTGTAAATATTATAATCGTGTCTGTACATCTCATAAGTTGTTCCTGCAGTCCAAATTATTTTTCTAACCACTCTACGAATATCACTGCTAGAAACTTGCTTCATAGCAATAATTGTATCTTTAATATCATTCTCTTCTTTAAATCCATCCACTGGAGATGGGCCAGTTCCCCAACTTAAAGATCCTCCAGCTCTTTGATCGGTCGAATTTGGTTGTCCGATAAATGTATAATAACGATTTAGTGTTTGACCGATACCAACAATACTTTTGGTAAAATTTTCAGCATTTAATATTCTAAATTGATCAGATATAATAGCAGGCATTTTTGTGATAGTTTATATTTATTTATTTACCTTTAAACAAACCTCTGGTTCTGGTCACTTCTGGTGCAGAAGATAAACCAACTAATCCATTATTTGTATTTATTGTAAAGTTTTTTGGAATACCAATTCCCCTATTTTGATAATCATAAATCTTACCCCAACTATATTTCCCATAAAAACCATTTGGTCTATTTAATGGATCTGCGTTAACTATAATTTGATTTACATGATTGGGACTAGGTAAAAATTTACAAAATACAGTAACAATACCAACCCCAGAAGATTGTACGTTCTCTGCATAATAAACTCCATCAATAAACGTATTTGCCGTTCCGACATTTGTTATTATATTGTTTGTAGTTGTAATTCCAGTCAAAGCATGTCCACATTGTACATTACTATCGTAAATGATAAAGTAGTCACCTGTCGATATTCCACTATTTGATATTCCAAAACTGTCAAGAGCAGAATAACCAATTCCTAAAGTTGTATTATCATAAGATTCTGATTTTAATCTAAAAATTAGTTGTGGTAGAGTCGATCCATATCCCAAACTTGTATCCACCCCAACAATTAATCCATGATCTCCTTTTGATTTTATGGAAACTATTTGCTCAATTAATGCTTTGTCTGGTTGTATTAATATTTTTGGTGGATTATTTTGATTATAACCAAACCCAGGATTTGTAATTGAAATTGAAGTTACGATGCCCGATGTGGAATTTGATGTTGCTGTAGCAAAATTATAAACAGCAGTAGAATATATTGAAGTTGCTCCAACACCAATTAAAACATAACCATCATTATTTGGAACATATAAAATATCATTTATAATATTTGATTGATTTGTCGATCTAAATGTCCAATTTATCAAATCAAAAGAATAATACAATATACCATTTGAGTTTAATAATGTATACAATTCATATGATGTATTATAATTAATGTTAACAAAATTACCATTAATATTTGGTGTTATTTGTTCCCAAGTAACACCAAAAAATGATATAAATATAGAATTTGAATTACCCACTACAATAAATTTTGCCCCATCCCAAATAATTTTATTTAAATTATTTGATGTAATTATATCTGTGTCCCAGAATTGTCCATTTGATGATGTCGAAACTGTACCATCATCACCTACTGCAATTAGTTTTGATGCTCCATATGCTATGGATTTAAAATTACTAGAAGTATTTGATGCGACTTTAGTAAATGAAGTTGATCCAACACCAACTGCAGAAAAAATTGCTCCTCCATATCCGACAGAAACCCACTTACCAATATCTGAAAAATAGTTAACATTAGTTAAAGATGAAATATAAGAACTTTCAGATCTTGTGATAATGCCAAACTGTGAAAATTCTTCATATTTTTTCATTTCTGTCCAAGAAGATATTGTTGTTCCATAACCAATTGCTTTAATTATTTTTCCATTATTACCAACTGCAATATAAGTATTAGTCGAGGCAAAAGAAACTGAATTAAATGATACAGTCTTAGCAAATCCCACATTCAAAATTGAACTGTAATTTTTTGCATCTGTTGTAATTGCAACAACACCACTTTGACCCACAGAAACTATTGGATTTCCATTGGTAATTGAAAACAGGGAAGTATTAGTAGAAAGACCAGAAGATAATGTCCAGTTTAAAATTGGATCTTTTAATTGTACAGAAATTGACGAAATTGCAACATTTGGTGATGTTGTATATGCATATCCAATTCCACCTGTTGAAATTGCAATTGAAGAAATTGTACTAGCAACAGAAACTATTGCTGTTGCTATTGCAGAATCTGTATCTCTAGTTTCGACAATTAAAATATTAGCATCTTCTTCTGGTAATGAGTCTAATGTATTAAATAACGGAAATGCACTGCTTACATATATTGAAGTATCTTCAATATTTACATTTTTAATTATTCTTGTTGTTGGTCTAATTGTTGGTATTAAACTTGGTCTTGCTTTTGATACTAAAGATCCATTAATAATTCTATCTTGTTTTTGTTTAGTCCATTTAAGAGGTCTTTGTTTATTTGTATTCGTATTAATACCTATACTATCATAATTATAAGTGTCAAGTTGATCACTCGAAACGATTTTTTTAACAATTCGTTCAAACTGTTCAATATCTAAATTGTCATAAATGTTTTCTCCAATTTGAACACCATCACCATCTTTAATTGTTTTTACTGGAGTAATAGTTTCAACATCTCGAACAGATCCTTTAAAAAATAGAACACTACATTTTGATCCAGGTTTTGGTGGTTCTTTAAAGAATATTCTACTTCCTAAAATAGTATATGATTCATTTGGAATTTGTAGTATATCATTTAAATATATGAATAAATTATTTTCCAATTCTATATCAGAACCTGGTTTTTTCTTTAGATCTACAACATCAGTAACACCACTTACAGTTTGTGTTAATGTGAATTTGGTTCTTGATCCATTAAAATATACAGAAATATCATCAAATGATATAAACTGTCCAACAAAAAATCCACTAAATTTATCTGTTAGTGTTTCATTTACGGTAATTCTAAATTCACTGAATGATGTTCCTATGTTTGGATTTGTGGTCAAACCCACAACAGATAATACATCGCCAACTTTATATCCAATTCCTGGGTTGTCTATATTGAACTGAATAATACTTGACCCATTTCCAACTTGAACTGAAACCTTTGCCCCTATTCCATTTCCACTAGATCCACCCGTGTAAGCAACGCCTAAATTGCTGTAAGGTAATGGTAAACTTATTACTGCAACTGGCAATGATGTGACAGTATATCCAATACCTCCGTTTATAATAGATAGTGACGTTATTGTTCCTCCAGCCCCAACAATCGCAGAAATTGAAGCACCAGACCCAACAGTTGATGCAATACTTACAATCGGAGACGTTCTATACCCACTCCCAGCGCCTTTCAGGGTGATTGAATTGATTGTTCCACCCGCTGATACAGAAACAGTTGCTGCGGCACCAATCAGGGGTTGATAACCAAACCCAGTTGTAATTGCAACATTTACAATTTTACCTGCACTTGGAGCACCAGTTAAAAACTTAATCGTATTTGTATTTGGTGTATCAATTGTATAATCAACTTCTGGAGTTTGGAAAATATTATTAATTAGAATAAATGGTTTGTTGTTTATGTTTGTGCTACTATTTGTACTTGTAAAAATTCCAGCAACTGGCTGATTGTTTGACGATAATACAAATGTTGTAGCTGCAATACCAGTAAATTGATCCGATATATCATCCAAAATTAAATTATTATCAACTGGATTATATGCATCCAATTGTCTCGAAAATACTCTTCCAGAAAAAGATGAATTTTGAATTAATTGTGGATCGGTTGATGCAATTGATGGACCATAAGGAGGAGTTGAAAAATATATTACATCATCAATAATATTAAAATCTCCTTTCACTATTGTTGTAGCTGCCCCAACAGTATGCCCAACAGCAACGGATCCCATAAATGCTCTAGTTACGTTTAAAACATTAGTAGAACCAACTCCAACAGAATTGACTTTTAGATATTCATTATCAATTTGGAGAATATCATTATTAAAAACAGAGCTGATTCCGGAAGATATGTATACACTTGTAGAACCAATACCAATAGATGTAGAAAGACCCAGTAATATTTTTTTTCTATGAATTGGACTTTGAATAATATTATCAATCGAAATTATCACATTTTCATTTGGATTTTTAAAACTAAATGATTGAGTTCCAGTCGTAAGTGATGTCAAATTGAACGGAATATTCAAAGTTGTTGAAAAACCAGAAACTTGAAAATTATTTGTATCAATTTTTTTGACAAATATATTTGATGGAAGTTTATTGGTCCCCAATAAGGTTGGAGATAAGTATACGTTATCTGCTGGAGTAGACCCACCAACATTAGAACCAGAAATTATAATTTGATCTGTTGATGCATATCCTGTTCCTCCATTTACAATCCTTACTTCAGAAATATCTTTATTTGCGTCTCTTGTTACATTGAATATTGCACCAGTTCCAATCCCACTAGAAGTAGATGCAACACTTACATATGTCGTATTTACAGTTCCAGCTCTGGTTGTAGAAACTCTTGATATTGTAAAATATAAATTATTTGTGGGGGTTGCACCACCCATATAAGTTCCAGCAATTGAAATTTGTTGCCCAACGGAATATCCACTTCCTCCATCAATTAACTGAACTGATGTTCCAATAGGATTACCAGTGCTACTATTATAAGTAATAAGAACTTGAAATAGTGCTCCTGTTCCAATTCCAATATTTACCACTCCAGGAATTGAATTACCAAATCCAAAATATTGTGAAAAAATTCCAGGAGAAACTGTACTACTAATACCAGTAACAATTCCAATATATGGAACATAATTATTATATCCATTTTCATATATTGCACTTCCTATTCCTGCACCAACTTTCATTAATATATCAAGAGTTCCCGTTGCATATGATGTGGTAGCAATACCAATTCTTGTTCCAACGCCAGGATTATAAATTATTTCTTGCCCAGATTGAAATCCATGATTTGGGATGATAAATTTATCATTTGATAAATCAATAATCGTGCTAGCAGATCCAACAAACTCTTTATAAAAAATCGGATCACCTTTACTTTTTAATTTAAAACTTGACAAACCAACAATCGAACCACCAATAGTGGTAGTAAAACCAGTAAATTGATTACTGATATCATCAATCATATAAACTTTGTTTGTTTTATTTAATGTATAAGATCTAAGAGCAATTCCTTCTAAGAAAAATATTCTTTCAACTGATCCATCATCTAATTGATCATCTTCATATACCATAGCAAAATTATTTTTAACAGATAAATCTGCGGTATTGTCTATATTTACAAGTAAAAATGGATCTGGATTTACAGCGTTTACTTTCATATTTGTTGATTTTCCAACACCAAGATTTAATGGACCAGAAGTTACTATTCCCGTAATAACTAAATCAGAAAATTCTTTAAATCCAGATGGATGTACAATTGATTTTACAGATTCTTTCCAAGTTGAATATGGTATTTGTCCTTTAATCGAATATGAGAATTTTTGATAGTAATCATTATCAGAAATTCTTTGTTGATAATCATTTAAAAATCCAACTTTATCACCAAAATCATTAATTTTTTCTCTAAAAACATTTAAGTCAGAGTCCAAAGAAAATTTACTTACATATTTGACTGTTCCATTTAATTTTGATTCCTCTCCATAAAGTTTATCTTCAATATTTAATGTTCCCTGAACATCTATCAATCTTAATTGATTAGTATCATTGTCCCACCCATTTTCCATAACTTTTGCAGAAAATGTAGATCCAGAAATAACTCTTTCGCCAGAATTATAATTTGCATCATCAATTAGAACCATCTGAAATTCTGCCATATCTTTTTTATTAACAACATATCCAAGTGTTAATAAGTTATTATAATTTCCAAATGTTCCTGTCTGTAAACCAGACATTGAATAGTTTACAACAAAATTTGTAGTGTTTACACCTGTTACTGTAAAAAAATTATATCCATAATCTTTTGAATTGAAATTTGCTAATCCAGAAGATGAAGGTGTCAATCTGCATTTTTCGATAAAGATCTTATCTCCTACAGAAAATGGAAAATCAATTTCAGTAGTTCCATACCCTGTAGAAATGTATGGATATAAAACAGGGTCATTAACTAATTCAATTGTTCCTATACCACTAGTAGCACTAGCATAAATTGAATCTATTTCATATCCATTTGAATTATTATATGGAACAATTCTAAGTGGTTCTTTTAAATTATAAGAGTTTTTTAAAATATTTACAGAAACAACTGATCCACCTTGAATTCCTGCATATATTTCAATATCATTATTTCCTATTATTTTCAATTTGGGTGGTGTATTGTAATTTTTTCCAGATGTTAAAATTCCAACATAATCTATTCTAGCAATGTCTTTGATAATACAAACCGCTGGAATACTTAATTGCGGTAAAGTTGTAGGATCTGTCGGATAATCAAACCCATCTTTGATTCTGTCAATTGATATTATTTTTCCAATTTCTTCTGAAGTTGGATATAAAATTGCGCCACTTCCAGTTGTACTTGCAATTGAAACAATTGAAGGAATTTTTGAATAAGATTTTCCTTTAGAATTGATTCTTACTTTTGATATTGAACCAGTAGAATTGATTGAATCTGTATCATAAAAAACCGATGAAATACCCGATGTTTGTGTGTATGAAGTATCTTCTGGTTTTTGTTTTAAATTGAATTTAAATGAAGTAGAATTAATTCCTATTATTGAATAGTCACTATTCAATAAACTTTGCCTAATGTCAATTTTATTATTTCCAAATACTTCAAAATCAGAAGACAATCGAAAAGCATCGATATCAAAAAGAGAAGTTGAGGAAAACTTATAATAAAGCAAATTTGGAATATTTCTTTGATTTGTTGTTATTGTAACAGCAACGCCAGATCTATCAATGGCTAATGAATTTGTTTTCTTTTTATCTATTTCGAATCTTTTTTGAAAATTTTGATCTTTGTAAAATTCTAATTTTAAATCATTTAAAGATAAATCTGATACATCAAAAGTAATTACATCCCCTTTGGTAAAAGATAATGGAGGATTTATGAGTGCGATATTATGAGTACCTACACCAACAGAGGTAAATGTGATTCCAATTCCAATGGATGCATCATATGCATAATTTGATAATTGTATTTTGTCTGGATTTTGTTTAATTACATAATAAATCGCATTATCAATCAACCCTCCAATACCTACATTTCCTGCATAGTATATTACTTTATCTCCTGTTTTTAAATTATTATTTGGAATATTAATATTTGAAGTTCCCCCTATGGAAACAAAATTAGTAGAAATACCTATCAAATCGGTTGTTATTTTTTTATTTTTTCTATCAAATCTAAATTTAATACTTTCTTCTCTTGACGGAAGAACTGTAAATTTAATTTTATCTCCGTTAAACAAACCATGAGGATCAGAAGTTGTTACAATTCCCGCATAGTTTTGAACTCTTCCAGTAATTTTTGGATAATATGTTGTCAATGAATGCGAATAACCAACGGAAGAATTATATAAAAACGTTACCGAATTTAATGTTGTTCCAATACCAACAGAAGTAGTAAATCCTAGAGTTGAAATACCAAGAAAATTATTTCCAAAATTTACAGCATATACAATTTGATTATTATTTAATGTTATTGGTGCTCCATTAGACTCCGAATATGCACTAATTCCAGCTCCTGCAGAATAATTATATGCCAATGGTTGTCCAGTATAAAATCTATGATTTTCTAGATATATGGATTTTTCTGGAACAAATCTGATATTTATTGTACTTGTTCCAATACCTACAACAGAATAAGTAGATCCAGATTGTCCATATCCAATAGTATTTGTCGGATCAAAGTAAACAGTTTTATTTTCTGGAATTGTATACCCAATTGCTTTTGGTTCAAAAAATTCAAATTTATTTGTAAGAAGTCTTACGCTTTCAATTCCTACTGTATGAATTCCTCCACCAGATTGCCTATTGACTAAAATTTGAGATTTTTTTGGATCAATACCGGTGATGGTCATATATTCCGTTCCAACACCAATATTATCACTTACCTCAAATCCAACAACATCTTTAACTGTAAGATATGTTGATATTCCTGTCGTAGATGTATTTTGTAATGTTTCTACCAATTCTGTCGTTTTTTGGTTTACAAAAATATTTTTAACACCTTCTAATTGTGAAAGAGAAATTGTAGACAATCCAGAAATAACTACTTCATCACCTGTGGTTAAATTATGAATAAATGAAGTTATTCCTACAATTTGATTCAAAGTATTTTCCTTTGAATAAAAAATTACATCATTAAAAGTAGTCACTCCAACTATAAGATTTGATATATTTTTACCAGATATTCTTGAAATTTGGGCACTCACACCTGTGCCGTCTGGTGTGTTAGAAAATTTAATTACATCATTCACAGAATAATTTGAACCAAAATTGTCAATAAAAATAGAAGAAATTCCAGATTTTTTAATATCTTTTACAATAAATTCTTGTTTTAAATTTGGAGAAATTTTTTCAATAATTTCATAACCAGAATTTATGGAATCTACATAATAATTACTAAAATTTCTAATTATATTATAAGTTGAAATGTTTGTTTTTTGTGAAAAACTTGGATTAAAGTTTTCTAAAATTGGCGTATCTTTAAATTTTTGACTAATTACATATGGATATAATGGGTTTAATATATTTGATATTAGTTCAAATGTTGTAAAATAAGCATATGTCCCATATGGATATTCTGGAGTAATGCAATATCTTCCATTATATTCATCCAAATCTCCGGAAGAATTATATTCATAATCATTAATAAAAAATCCATTTACAAAATTATTTGGTCTAAGATCATTAGTTGGTAATGATTTTTTACTATAACTAGATGAAATTAATTTAATGGTAGTATCATTTAAATTTTCATATCCATATGGACCATAAATTGGATTTCCATCATATGCCCATCCCACAATTGGGGAATGTCGAAATGAAGAAGTTTGTTCTTGATTATTGTCTAAAATATTATCTGAAAGATTTTTTCTAAATTGTCTTGACAAATAAAAATTTATTGGTTGTAACCCCAAATTCAAATCTAATGCTGGATATGAAAGTGTTTCGTCATCGCCACCATTTACTAGAATTGTATTTTTATTTTTTTCAACTTGATCAATTTTCCATTCAAAAACGTCTACTACAAATTTTAAATCAGATCCTCTTCTTACTGCGCTTAATGTTGTATTTGATGAAGCATAACCAACTCCACCGTCAACAATAGAAAAATTTACAATTGATCCATTTTCAATTATTGGTTTTAAGTCGGCATATTTTCCTTCACCATAAATTATTACTTGTGTTCCATTATCATATCCATTACCTCCAAAAATAATTTGAACATCATTGATAGATCCATTTACAATTACCGGTTTAAGTAGTGCTTTACTAATTGAAGATAATTCTACATTGGGTCTTCTATGGAAATTGATAATGTTTGGACTTCCATAAGAATTTCCTCCATTTTCAATATATACACTTTCGGCAGATCCCAAAACAACAGGAGTCAATATCGGTGCAACAATAGCAGTAGATCCAATTCCAGAAACTGTTTCTATATTAATTTGAATTGGTGGATAATAAAAAGTATGAGTTCCAACACCCAAAGAATCAAATTTTACATATTTTTTATTTAAATAATTTTGTTTAATTGAATTAATTTCTGTTCCAGTTTCTGAAAGTTTGAATTTATTTTTATCAACTACTGTTACTACGTAATCTGTTGTCGATAATAATCCAGAAATTGATGTATTAGTATAGGAATATTTTATAAAATCTTGATTTTTAAATCCGTGATTTTTTGCAAAAATATAATTATCTGCAGTATTAATTCCAGATATTTCCATTCCAAAACTAGGATAAAAACTAGAAGCAACTTTAACAAGTCTATTTGAATAATTTTTTCCTTTATTTTTTACATATATTTTAGTAATTGTGTTTTTTGAATTTAAAGTATTAAATTGATGAAAACCAGAACTAATTCCAGTAATATTAACTGTATTAATGCCAACTATAGAATCATTTTTATTTTTATGTAATTTTACTGATTTTGAATTTACAATTTTTATAAAATAATTAGATTTATCAATTAATCCCGAAATATTCGTATTTCCATTTGTTGAATAGATTACTTCTTCGTGATTATCAAAATTGTGATTATTTAAAAAAGTAATAGTATCTGTATTAATATTTACTGATGTTCCATCGGCTTTTAATTTAGAAATAATTTTGGATTTGACTAAATTTGTTTCTAATATTGCTCCTTCGCCATTTCCGCCAGAAATAGTTACTTTTGGTTTTCTATCATATCCAATTCCAGGAGAATTGATTTTCACTTCTTCAATTGAACCAGAAAGGATCAAATGTGCATTACAACCAGATCCAATAGAATCTGAAATAATTAAATTTGGTGGATTTATAACGTCATAATCTTTTCCTGGATTTGTGACTGTAATAGAATTGACCATTCCATAATAAATATTTTCATCAAATAATGTGGGTGAGTATATTTCTACACCATTTGCAAAAATACCTACTTGTCGATTAAAAGTAGTTCTATTTTCTGGATCATCAAAATAATCAATAGAATCATTTAATTTGATTTTTTTTAATAACTTTTGATCTTTAATTATTTTATTTTCAAAACCAAGTTTGTAGATTTGATCTGATGTTATTGGATAATCAATTTGAATAAATTTTTCATTAAAAATATCACTATTGCTATATGACAATTTAATTTGGTTGTCATTTATTTTTGTTACAAAATATACCCCTGTAGAAATTCCAACAGAATTCGAATTATAATAAATTTTGTCTCCAGTTAAGAAATTGTGATTGTTTGTAGTTAAAACGGTCGTACCAGATCCAACAGAACTAATATTTTTTTCTGTTGATGTGCATGTAATTTGATAATCAGGAAGACCAGAACAAGCAACATATAAGTATTCTTCATTTTTGTCAATATATGTATTTTGAACTGATGAAATTATATTTGAAACATTTGAAAAGATATTAGAACTTGATTTTATAAGTTTTCTTTTAATTTTACTTACATTATTTAAATTTAATGTTTTTGATGTTTCTATAATAAATCTATTTTTGATTTCTCTTTTATCACCATCTTCTACATTTGTAACTGTTGCTTCAATCTGTTCTTCGCCGTCAAATATATAAATTTTTTGATTTTTATGTACAATTAAATTATCTTTTAAATATATTCTATAAGTATTATTTGTAAGAATTTCAATATTTTGAATATCATGATTGGTTGGAATATTGTAAACCCAACTTGTAAATTTATAATCTTTTGAAATATTTTTACCAAAAGAACTTAAGGATATTTTATCTCCTTTTCTTAAGTTTGAAGATTTGTCAAAATTGACATTTCCTATTACGTTAATAATTCTAAATTTTATTGGAGATATGTTATCAATATCAGAATCTGCATAAGAATAAGCTAATTTATTTTCATAAATCAAATCACCAAATTGTAAATCATAAATGAGACCAGTAATATTTAATAATTGAGTATTTGTTTTATCTGTGTAATTTATTTCAATATTTCCGCTATTTGTTTTTGCAATTACGGTGCCAGAATATGCAAATCCAACTGTAGAATCTACATTAATAACTGTTGAATTTTTTGATATAGAATCAATTACTTTTGTGGTTCCGGTAAATTCAAAACTATTAATAAAAGAAGTCGAATCTAAAGAAATTTCATATAAATTCTTACCTTGAACTGGTCTATATTCGACATTGTAAATTGAAGCTGAAGCAGTTCCAGAAGATACTTGCTGATACAAAGTAGATCCAGCAAGAAAAAGAGGATCATCACCAGAAACTTTTTCTACTAAAATATTTTTTGTTATAAAATAATTATTATCAGATGGCCTCAACATATATTCTTGAGGTTTAATTACTTCTACATCTTCACCAAAGAGAACTTTAAATAATATTTTAAAAGACGTATCGGTCCCTTTTGTTGTATAAAAATCCTTTGCTCTTGATAAAATATTTTCGATAGATATATTGGAAGTAAAACTTCTTTCTTCAAATCCTGGCAGAAATTGGTTTTTAAATTTTTTAAAAAATTCAAAAAAGAAAATATAATTTAAGTTATTGATTATTGTTCCGGCAGAATGGTCTTCTGCTAAAGTTTTTGTAAAAGTTAAAAATTCTGGATTATTGTTATTTTCAAGATTTTCAATACCACTAAAACCACGTATACATCCAAGAAAAGAATTTTGTGTTTTTGATGTATATGTAATGATCTCATCGTTAATTTTTAATATACCATATTTGTCTGGATATCCGATTGTATGAGATGCATAAATTATATCATCAAATGATAAAATAGAAGAAGTTAATTTTGATTGTAACTGAGAGTCTATTAAAGTTTCATTATTAAAATTTTCAATACTTTTATATTTTACCAGATTATTTGATAAATCAACTATACCAGTTTGGTGTTCTTGTGAAATATAATATTGATTTAAAAATTGTTTAAATGTAGGCGATTCTTCATTTAGAAACTCTGGTATTTGAGAATCTAAAATGTGATTGATTTTAACTCTTTTGATCTCAGACATTTATCTTGTATACAATCCGTTAAGGTAACTTGAGGTAGAAGTGTATTGTGTAGCTGAAGTATTTTCTCCAGATTCAATAACATCTTCTATAGTATTTACAACAGTATTTGAAATATCTATTTGAAGATATATATCTTTCAACGCAATTATATCATTTGACTCTGGAACTGCTTCAATTTGAATAACACCAGTTTCAAGAGATGTAGAAGTAATATTAATTATATCTAGTATAATTTCACCTTTTGTATAATCAACTGTTCCTGCATTATTTTTTACAATTACGGGATTATTGTCTATAAGTTTAAATAAAATAATTCTACCAGATGATAATGAAATTGGAAAATCTGTAATATATAAAGTTTCGGCAAATTCATTAGTTTTAAATCCAGAAGATTTGATGCTATAATTATTTGTTTTTTGGTGAAATTTATTACCAAAACATATCTCATAAGTTGCAAATGTATTAAATGCTGGTTGCAAGTCTCTTCTCATTTTGACTTTTGTAATATTAGATGTAATTGCTCGATTTGTATTATCAATTAAACTATTAACCTTACTATACTTAAATCTTCCACCAAAACTATTTACGTCCGTTGATCTTGAATATATGTTTAAGGTATTAATAACTTGATTGCGAAGTAGACTTGCATTTGCAGTAAATGATTGGTTGTAATATATTGTTGTGTCCAATTCTACATAAAGATATTTTAAATCAATAATTTCAGGTTTAATTCCAGCAATACTATATTGTTTTAGTTTTTTTCTAATTTCATTTTTTTTAATTTCTGATAAAAAATTTCCATTTCTTGGTTTGATTGATATGAATACCTTTCCGTACTGTGGTGGATCTAATTCGTCTCCACCATAAGCAGATACCGAATCCACATTTGTATAAATGTATGGTATTAGTGCTTTATAGTCGTTTGCTGTGACTGCTCTGTATTGTGATGCATATACTCTTGGTGCAAGATATTTGATAGAATCCAATTCTTCAATATCATCTCCATTTTGAGCAGATGTTGTTGTGGTTAAAAGTGAAATCCCTGATGTAATTGTAATTGCGTTATTGTCCACAATTGAACCAGAAAATGTAAAATTGGATGCACCATTTGCAGTTTTTCCATTAGTTACGATGTATGAAACAAGTACAGTGCTTCCGTTTTCTGGTTTCTTTCCCAATAAATTATCACCAAAAAGAATTTGGTATTTTTCATCATTGACTTCTTGAATTAAAAATACTTTAGAATTTTTATCAATATTTAAAATATTATCATAAAGCGAATATTTTTCGGTTGATGTTAAAGATACACTTACTCTGATTGTAGATGTATCGATATCGGTGTTATCTAAAATGTATTTTTGGTTTGGTTGACTATAATCAATCGTAAAAGTTTTAGTTAAATATGTTCCTTCATAAATTGATATATCATTAAAATATGCAATACCAAAATTATCAACTGTGGTTGTTATAGCAGAAGGAATTGAAAATATATAATTGCCAGATTCAACAGCACCCAAAGCAACAATTCCTGCCTTTAATGTAACTGTTCTTGAATTTAAAGATCCGGTATTTACCGTAAAAGATATTTTAGATTCAGCTGATCTTTTAGAACGAGGAACGTAACCAATATTTCTTGCAAGAGATACAACATTTTCTCTTAATGTCGCAGAATCAATAAATGACTCATTTGCTTGCATATTAGTATTATATGCAGTAATATAACTATTATATGCTAAAACATCTATTAGAATTGAAAAATTAGATCCTTCAAAATCAAAATCACTAAAATCTGTATTTGCTCTCAGATAGTCCTTAATCTGAGTTCGCAAATCATTAAAATCTAAATTTGTAAATTGATTAAATGACATTAGACTTTTGTTGATTGTAAAATAAATTCTATATTCTGAGTCGCAAAAGGCATACCAACAATGTCATAAGAAATACTAATATTTAAATCATTATTATCTAATTCAGATTCAATGATCACATTATTTAATTTAATTCTGTATTCATAATTATTAATTAAATTTGTTATTTCTTGTTCTAAAAATACAGATATTTCAGAACTTTGTATTTCAAAAAGGGAGTTTTCAATAGATGTTCCTAATAAATTATTAAAAAATCTTTCCCCAATACGAGTTCTTACAAGATTCATTACCGATCTTTTGATCGAATCTTCATTTTTTAAAACAGTTAAATCATTCGTAATTGGATGTCTAGTAAAAGATAAACTAATATCTTTAAAACTACGAGAAATTTTTACTGCCATTCATTTTTTCTCTTTTATATATCTATAATACTTTTTACCAAGTTTTTCCATAATTTGGTTCCGTTCCATATTCCCAATCATCATAATCTTCATCATTACGAATTTTTTCATGAAGATCGGTTTGTTTTTTTAAATTATGATTGGGTGCCAAATCATGCATAATTTCTTGAATGATTCTTTTTGGCGGTTCTGTTTTATAATCCGTAATCAAATGCGTAGTTCCCCACATTTGACGCATATATTCTTTGTCTCTATCGACTGATAAATTGGACATTTTTCTCCTGTTTTAAAAATAAAACAGAACTTTTATGATGGAGGTTTCTATCTCCAAATATATTTAACGATTTAGATTTCTGATTTTATAATTGTATGAATTAAAATATTTTAAAAGTTCAATTGCAACAATTTTTGGATTTCCTTCTCCACAAGTATAAATGTCAATTGCAATGCATCCTTTTTCCGGCCATGTATGCGCCGAAAAATGACTTTCTGATAATGCAATCACAATCGTAAGACCTTGTGGTTCAAATTTATGAGTAAAGATATTTAAAATAGTCATCTTTGCACGAGAAATCCCCCTTTGGATTACTTCCAATAGAGGGATTGTATCATTTAACAAATTATATTCAATATCATATACCTCTAATAAGAGGTGATTGCCCATAGAAAATTGTTCCAATAATTATGATACTAAAAAAATTATTTATTTTAATTTAAATTTGTAATTTCATACATGTAATGATTAGATGTTTCTATTTTTCTTTTATTTTCTACGGAATATAAATTCATATCAATCTCATATCCAGGATTTGATTCAATGCGATTGAATGTCCAGGCACTATCATACCATATAATTCTATTATTTGGGTATGCATAGTAATTTCCAGTTTCCATCTTGAACAAATGAGCACATTTATGTTCAGGAGTCTCTGAAAAATTAAGATCAGTGACTCCTTTATTTTCCCATGACCAATCAAGAGTAAACATATAACTTCCAATCACCTTTTTTCCGTCAGGACGAATTAATTCTGCCTGCAATCCAGAAAGACGTGCTCGTTTCTGAACGTCAATATATGGCGAAAAACAATCCCAGTACATAATATCTTCCAATGGTTCAATTGGTGCATCTGATTTCCAACAAAAGGCATGAAGAGGTCTACGAGTCCAATTTACACCATTTTCAAGAAATGCCTCAAACAAAGGAACTCTTTTTTCAATACTAGCAACACAATGCACATCACATTTGGTTACTTCGCCATGCCCCTTTATATGATTAAAAAGAAACTCATTACGAATATAACAACTCCAATCTGGAAGGCTGTGATTTAGATAAGCCATTTTTATCCTTTACCTTGACCTCTATATTTTTTTCGAGCGGAATTTCGACTTGTCTTCGAATACTTTGTATTCTTTCCTTGTCCTTGAAGTGTATTCTTAGGTGTACTATCAATCTTTTGATCTTTTTTATTTAGTGCCATTTTAATTCTTCTCCTTTTTTGTTCAAAAAACGGTTTTTGACGGGATTTTTGCGTAAGTTTTATAAGAATGTTATAAGAAGCAGTTCCTATAACATCTCTGAGATATAGAAAAATACCTCTATAAGACTTGTTTAAATCTCATAGAGGTATTCTAAGTTAAACCACTGAAAACGTCAAGAAATGTCTGAGAGATAATGCTCAGATAACTCTCATCTTTTCATGTCCGACACGAATCTGTGGATCACACCAAATCTCATAACCTGCTTCTTTTGCATCGAGACAGAAAGAAACATCTTCTCCGCACATATCTTGCACTTCTCCAGATTCAAAGACTTGCATTTTAGGAGCAAACCAAGGATATTCAAGTTTTTCAAATACTCCTTTTTTAATCAGTACCCAACCAAATCCTGTATAATCGACTGTAAATGGTTTGCGCCTTTTACTCATTGTATCTCCAGTTTCATGATTCATGACTCCTCCATTGCCCCTAAAATCGTCTTCTTCTAACCAATGAGCAACTGAGGTAGTATGACCATCTTCAGTCATATACCACCCTGCTGCGATGTCTTTATCCATTGCTACAAGACGATAAAACTTTTCTGTATCAAATACGATATCACTATCAATCCAAAGTTGATAATCATATTGAAGTTTTCCATCCCAAGGTATTTGTTTTGGTCCCCTGAGAACATTTGCACCTAAACATTTGCAACGTGCAAAGTTTACCATGGAAGAATAATCCTGTGATATTTGAATGCTTGCACCATTCTGCACAAGATCAAAACATAACTGAACAAAATTCTTTAAATATGTATATGATACTCCACGACCTGGAAGACAAAATACAACCGACTTTCCTTTAATTAATTCTTTAGTTGCCTGTAAATTAAAATCATCTGTTGATGATGTACTTAATGGTGCCTTTGCTTTAACTGTAAATCCTTTTGCCATAAAAATTGAAATAGTAACGTTTACATTCTACCACCGCAAATCAAATTTTGCAAGGTGGATTTGTTTTATTTAGTGTAACTTCAATGTCCTTGTCATTCCCCCCAGAAGTCCATACAAGTCCTCTGATAAGTTTCAGATTCTTCTGTAAATCATTCTGAGGGATTTGGCTTAATATAGAAATTCCTTTTACCTCAATATTATAAGTATTCATCTTCTTCGACTTTTCGAAGTAATTCTGTGAGTTCTTCTTTTAGTGAATTGTTAATTACCAATACCTTATCTGTATCCAACCTATGTTGAATTGTATCAATTAGTAAATCTTTTTCAAATTCGTCAAATTCTAATTTCATCTTTTTTTTTGTTTTGGGTCTTCAAAAATTATATAGGCATTATGATACTTTGATTTGTGCGATATTATGTGAGAAACCTTTTTTGTGTATTTTTTTCCTCCGAAATTTTTTATAAAAGAGGGGAAACACTTATGCGATTTGAAACGGACTCGTAATCACTCTCTCGTTTTTGGTCCGTTGTAGGTTAGGGTAGTTATGCGTTTTTACTTTAGGCATCGGTTTATAATAACAAACAAACAACGTTGAATATAACTGTCAAATAGTGCTGTATAATAATATACACGAACTACAAAATATTGGTTATTATACTAAATTGATTGATATTAATATAAACTATACCCAGGGTATGTAAAATAACTGTACCGGGGGTATCATAATTAGAAGAACTGAGAGTTTTCCACAGGACGATAAAGGTTTTCCACAGGACGATAAAGGTTTTCCACAGGACGATAAAGGTTTTCCACAGGTAAACGAAGAGTTTTCCACAGGTATTCCACAATCTTATGAGGTTTTCCACAGGTTTGTGTAGTTTTCCACAGGTAAACGAAGAGTTTTCCACAGGTTTATGAGAGTTTTCCACAGGGTAAATCTTATAAACCCTTGCAAATACTACAACTACTTCTAAACCTGTGGAAAACTATTACAACGAACAGTTCTTATACTCTATACTACCACGAACAACCTGTGGAAAAGTAGTTTTCCACAGGACGAAGTAGTATCATACTCACAGATACACGAAGTTATTATCTCAGTCCACGAAGTCATTATAACACACGAAGTCGGGGGTTGTCAAGTGTCTCAGAATGTGTCGGAAATCTTATAATCCCTTGGAAACACTTGACAAATAAACTGTGGTGTGTTATAATTAACAGCCTTAGAAGACAATAAGAACTTATAATACTTCATAATAACAGACATTATACTATAATAGCAAAATATAACACATATGTTTTTAATAACATTAATTAATCATTTCTAATTACATCAATAGCAGACACACATATCACATTTCTTGTACTTTAGCAATCGCATCACAGATAAGTGTAGTCAACAATATACACTGACCAGAGAGATCACATACTACATAAACAGTTTGCTTTGTGTGAATGTCTTGAGTGAAACGAATAGTCATTTGATTAATGAATGAAGTGAGAGAGTTACTAATAAAGAGAAAGGTTTGGAACAAATAACCAGATGTATTCACCGTGTTCAGGTTCAATTCCATTCACAACAAATTCAGAGTGAATTGCATCGGCACTAGCATAATCATCTATGTCAATCAAATACTCAAGACGATTCATAAATGTTTCAATCAGTTCATCAATGCAGGTTTGTTTGTTCATTTGATTTGAGAAATAAAGAGATTAACCTTTAAGAATATCATCAATGATTTGATTTGCCTTAACTGCTAATTGATCTATCTTCTTTCTATTAGGTAAGAAGGTATTAGCATCAGGTACAGGTGCCTTATCTTCTACTGTCAGAGGATTAGTTCCCATCGGTGCTTTAGATACTCTTGCAGACTGTGTGAGAGAGTTAAGTAAATTCTCTGCTTTGTCTGCTAATATAGTTGCTTTCTTTTGTTTGTTACGGGCACTAATAGATTGAGCAGAAGTCATAACTCTCTTCGATACTTCAAGTTCAGCAATACGTGCCCAACGCTCTTGTTTCTGTTCTTGAGTTTTGGTGAAGGACATGCCTGCTTTTTTCTGATTACTCCGTAATCATAGCACGGACTGAGGGGGTTTGGGAGTGTTATGTGCCAGTGCTACAACTGGCACAAGGGTGTCTGTACTACCTGAAGTATTAGTATCTAAAAGTCGTGTTGGAATACATAACCTTTCATATGTCCTTTCACATAATCATAATCATATGATAGTGATTGATGGAATGTTTCCTTCCAGTCTATTACTAATGCATCAGGGACATCCATGATATCATTATAGTAATTCTCGGCAAAGTCTGCCTCTGACTCATACTCACCCATATAAACATTCTCTACTTGATGCACATCAGAAATATTATTTTCTTCTAAGAAAGCATCAACAACATCAAACCCAACTTTCTCACCTTGCTCTACATAATCAACATAATAATTAATGAAATCATCACTGTTGTATTCTGTGATAAATTGTAGGATATCTTCCAGAGCATATGTGCCCTCTACTAACTCAGTAATATAATCTAATGCTTTCTGTGATAGTTCAGAAGCAATTTCAATTGGAACAGCAGTGAGAGTCATTTGGGTTTGGTGTGTGTGGTTTGCTCTTAAAGTATAAGGGCACTGGAGGCGATCCTGGTGCCCTCTTGTGCCAGTTGTTAGGGTGTCACCTCCTCAACCAGTTCGATGTTGGAATTGGAGAGTTCCCAACTACCGCACAAATCATAGTCAGGTTCTTCCATAAATGCCTCTGCTTCTTCCTTAGTAGCAAAGACAGCAGAAGTGTAACTGGTTTCGGTGATGTAGACGGTGTAAGGCATTGTGTGGTTTGAGTTGGTTTGTGGATAGGGACAAGGTAGTTTCAGTCAACTTGACCCTCGAATCCCCAGGATTGTACAAGAAAAGTGGGATTTAGTTTTGCACACAAATTCCAGGCATCTTGAGCAGTTTCTGCCATATAATTAAGGCGAGTAGAGTAGTTTTTGTCAGTGAAGATGCCCCGGAAAGAGTAGGATTGTTCGGTCATTTGAATTTGGGTGAAGTTGGTATGTTGAGACAATGATAATTAGAAGTCAAACACCTCAGAGTTAATTTGAACCACATTCACCTTCGGAGAATTGAACTTAACACCGTCCTTTGTTTCAGTCACTCCATAATCCTCATAAAGACATTTTACCAGAGTTTCGTAATCACCACAGTTCTGTGCTAAGTGATACAAACCCTCAACATTGTTTATCCACAAAGCAACATTCCAGGTCTCATAGTTGTTCCAACCATTATAAGAGATGTCAAGAGCATTGAGTTGGTAGGTTGCGGTGGTCATCTGTTTTGGTTGATTACTCCGTAATCATAGCACGGACTGAGGGGGTTTGGGTGATGTTATGGACAGTTGCACAACTGGCACAAGGGTGTCTGTACTACCTGAAGTATTAGTATCATTTGACTTTTGAAAAGAATTTGTCAAAGTTGTCAACTACAATTTGACAGGCAAGAGTCCTAACTTCGTCAAGATACTCTACCTCACCAAATTGTGAGTCAAGGAGTGTAATTAAATCCTGCTGTATTTGTTCTCTTGTTTGGAGCAAATAACCTTCCATTAGCTCATCATACATCTGTTGAGTAGTCATTTGTTCAGGGGAGAATTGAAATAACGAGTGAAGCATAGCACCAGAATGATGCCAGTACTGATAACACCAATAAAACCCAGATAGGTTGTAGTATTACCAGTGAAGTTGAGTGTGTCAATTGTCATAATCAATTAGCAATTAGGGCAAGGTTGGCAACACGATCTTCAGGAACAAAATCCTGAAGTTTATCATGAATCATTTCAAATTGTTGAGATAATTTGGCATAGTATGAAGCAAGAAGAACATTCTCTGCCTCCATACAATTATCTCCAACAGCATCAAGAGCAGAGATAATATCTAACAATTCGCCAGATGTGAATGAGATAGTAGTCATTTTGTTTAGGAAAAGATGGAAACTAATGGTTTGAAGGTATAACCATCTTCACCAGCATCAAGTGCCTCATATACAACTACATTCTCACCATTGAGTTCAACACTCCAATTAAGTGCATCATCCTTTGCATCATCAAGATTAGTGAACCATTCAGCATCGCACAAATCAAAAGAAACAGGACAACAAACAAACATCTCCCTCTCTCCTTTGGTGAATTACTCCGTAATTATAGCACCTCCAGGGTGCCTTTGGGAGTGTTATGTGCCAGTGCGATTAGTGGCACAAGGGTGTCTGTACTAGGACAGATTTGAAATATACTTTCGCAATAAATGCAATCCTTTTTTAGTATCAAATCTTGCATCATAAACTAACATAAGTTCTTCTACAAGATCAGCATAAACATTTGGTACTCGAATGAGTTTTGTATCATTACCTGAATTTTTGTACTTTGGCTGAAATACCATAGTTCTATTTGTAACACATATATTATGTAGTAACTATCTCACCTTGAACAAACACAACATCTACAAGTCCTTGAATCTTTTTTGCAATCTGATCACCATAACCATTGGAAACTGGAATGATAATCTTACCATATGGCTTCTTGTAAAACTCAAACTGTCCAGGTTGTAGTTGTTTGTTTTGTATTGCACTCCGATCTTCTTGAGATACTCGTATCACTCTACCAATCGTTTGAAGCATCTCAATCGTAGGAAGATTACGCAACATAATACAATGCGTCAGTCCAGGCACATTGATACCCTCAGACAAAATAGAATAATGAAACACAATCATCTTTTGTGTGCTGTCCTTACCCAGAAGTGTAAGTTGCTCAAAGAACTTTTCCCTTGTAACTTTCTTACGATTGATATATGCACCGTGCTTGGACGTAATGTGCATTACCACATAGTCCATATCAATCAATGATTGTAGAAGTGAAGTATGTGACAGTGCATCCCAGATTACTTTTGTAGAAGGAGCAGCAACCAATACCTTTGGTGCTGTTTCATTCATATTATTCAGAATACCAAGAATATTCTCTGCATCCACAAACGCAGCATTCTCTTTCGTGCGAACTTCATCAAACTCATAGGTCTCCACTTGTGGTGAAAGAATAGTTCCGACACTTACAAGTTCCTTTGCACTAATAGAAATAATATTACTGCCATATACAGTACTGTTGCTCATCGCAATCTTAGGAGTTGCAGTAAAGAAATAAGCAGCATTGGATGATTCAGATGTACGAGCAACACCTACACTATTCATTGGTTTGGTAGAATTGTGTGCTTCGTCAAAATATGCAACATCAATCACAATACCTGACTCATTTACTCTTTCTAATGAGTGATAAGTAGTGAAAATCAAATGATGTTGATGAAGTGCTTTTGCTACTGCATTATGTGCCGCAATCTTGTGTGATTGTGTGCTACTAAAGTGATGAGTTTCTCCACTATGTACGTGAGCAATACAAATCTCTTCGCTCTTTAGATACTGCTCAAACTCATCAGAGAGTTGATTAGCAAGCAGAATGCGAGGAGCAACAACAACAATCGTCAGAGGAACATCAGACGCAGCAAT